CGCTGGCATCTCCAGCAACCAACGCTTGCGTTGCCTGCTCAATTGTCCACAGGTTAAGCCCACGATTAGCCCAGTCTAAAAACAACAAATTTAAGGAACGCCGCGCTGAAGACAAATGATAACCTTCGGTAGCGCGTATGCCGCACCGTTCAAATGCCTCCTCTACCAGATCGTCTATCGACAGATCAAATGTCGTTGTTCCTGAAGTTGCCATTATTTACAACCTGCGTAACCGCCTTTTTTGTACTTTTGCATCATGCCGCCGCCCATTTTTTTCTTGGGTGTGGCTTGGCTTAATTCTTTGCTCGGTGACTTTTTTTTCTTAATTCCAACGGCCTCCAGCGCCATTCCAATACCCTGACCCATGGGAGACCCTTTGTAATCCTTTTCTTTATCCTTTGACTTTACGTCACCGCCGTCTTTCATCATGACAGCTACCTTTGTAGAAGGCTTTGAAGTCATCTTGTTACGGCTACCAGAACCCACACATCCGCCGCCTTTGGTAGCGGCACCCATTCCACGTCCAGCCATTTTATTTACCTCTTTTTGGTTTTTTAGCCGTTTTGGCGGCTTTTTTAAACGCATTTGCTGAAGGAGCGCCTTTTTCTCCGGGCTTCCTCATCGTTTCTTTTGATCCAGCCGCAATTCGCTTACGCTTGGCATGGATGTTGGCATATAGCCCTCGACTCATTTGCATCTCCATCTTTTTCTAGCTTGGCGTAACCGACTGTTTGGGTCTTTTGCCGCCTTTGGAAACTGCTTCATTTGTCCTTCGGACCGTGCGCAAAACGATTTACGGCGCTTTGCACGGGCTTCTGACGGCTTCTTTTCGGTGACCGCCGTCTGTAGCTTACTGCCGGGATTAGCACGACGGTAGGCTTTTACGCCCTTTTCCGTCATGCCTGCCCCTTTCTTCGTGGCCCTAAAGTTGCCGGACTTGACCGAAGTCTTGATGCCCATCCCTTTAGATTTAGCAGTCGCCATTAAGCCGCCGCTCCGCCTTCAAAGAACAAAGTTACACTGGTTACATTGACACTAGCGACGTCAATGAATATGCCTGTCTCAAACAATAGGCCCATATCAGGGATGATAAGGTCTTGCGCCCCTGCGACAGCCGGAGTTGTTATTGTCAACTTGGCGGTGCCAGAAGTAGTAGTGCCGTCCTTCAAAGTAAAGGAGGAGGCTGTGCCGGTGTTAGTGAAATAAACTCCGACTAGCCTACAACGTCCCACTACAGCAGAGGCATCTGCCGCCTTAGAGACAGCTTGGATGTTGCTGAAACTCATGGGAAACCCCCTATTAGCTTAATGCCGCACCTACAGCAGTCACCCAAGCGGAGCCAGTGCTAATGACTAAGCAGTATTCGTTATCACCAGCGCCGTTATCGCTAATTAACCGGACTTGACCGGCGTTAGCGGCAGAAGCGGCAGGCAATGCGGCTGTAAGAATTGCAGTTAATTTGACAAAATCGGTTACGGTGACGTCACCGGAAAATCCGTTATTTGATACAACGGGACCTGAGAAGGTAGTAGTAGCCATGAGTATCTCCTGTCGTGGCAAGTGTCAGGCGCGGGATTGCACCTGTCAGGGATAGGGTAAATAGTATAGCAAAAGAAAAGGGGCAACAAGTGCCCCTTTTCCCATACCGTGGTGCCTTACGGAGTACCCGGAGAACCGAAGATACCGCGAGGATCACTGAAGCCGAAGCTGTAGCGTTCACGGGCCTTGTACCGCACGTTGCCGGTCTCGAAGTCGCCTTCAAAGCCGGTCTTCATGGATACACGCTGGAACATCTTCATGCCATTCGGCGCGTCAGTCATGATGAAGAATGCATCAGGGTCAGTCAGGTAGTGATTGACTGCATAGCCCTGCGGCACCATTCCCATGTTGCGGACAGCGTTGATATCGTTGTCAGCAGTACCAACACGGAGTGTGGACTTCAGGATACGGTCAGCAGTGAACTGGAGTTCCTTGGGGATTACCAGTTTTGTGCCCTGTACCGCAATCTTCAGACCACGCTCGTCAGTGAACGAAGCGATGTCAATCAGAGCCTGCTCAAGAGAAGTCTCTGAAAGGTCAGCCGCAGTAGCAAGCTCGTTTGCCAGATCGGGACCGCTCAGGGTCGGGTGATCTGTGGCGCAAAGAGGCTTGCCGTCGCCACCTATTGAGGTTGTGAAGGCATTGTTCAAAATAGCGGCGGCTTTGATCTGCTTAGTCGTCGCCATAGAACGTGCCAGTGCCTTGGTGTAACGCTTCGCAAGACTATCGTACAGGTTGTCTTCAATGGCTTCTTCAGTCAAAGAGAAGGCCAGTGCGATAGTTTCGTGAGTGTAACGCGCTGTGTAAACTTCCTGCGCCTGATCGTATGCAACGCCAGAGCCTTCAGATTTCACAGGGGCTTCACCAAAGCCAGACAGCATGACCTCTTCCTCGAATGCCCGGTCAGATGACTCGGTTTCGTAGATTTCAGCATGCTCATTATCATAAGAACTATACTCGAGACCGAACAAGGCGTTCAGACCCGGCTCAAGTTCTTTCACCAGTTGTGCGCGTGAAATAGCCATGTCTTATACTCCTTACTGTCCGGCTACGCCTGCACTGCCGTACAGGTGTTCATTGATTTTAACAACAACAACAGCATTCGCGCCAACAGCATTGTTGGGAACGTCCCAAAGACCTACGATCTTCAGGTTCAGTGCCGCAGTAGTTGCGATTGAGGAAGTATCCAGTACGTTGGCGGAAACACCAGTAGTTGTGCTACCAGTTCCAACAACGATGTCGGCATTCTTACCGTAATCGGTAACAGCAGAAGTGCCATCATTCTGGATGATGAACAACTGATTCGGATCGTCCAGCACGTCAGCGACAATCTTGCCCTGAGTGATGTTGACAGAACCCGGATAGTAGTTCTTCCAAGTGGGTTTACCAGTTGTCGGATCAATGTAGTTACAACCATTGAACACGCCGACCGCCGCTGTGTGGCTAGAAGGGTCGAACTGGAGAATATAACCATCTTTCAGAGTGACCAAGTCGCCCTGAAAAATAGCACCGGCCTGATTGTCAGCAATTTCGTAGCCGTACTGTTTCTGTGAACCAGAAGCGGAAAGATTGCCAAGCGGACGCAGGCCAAACGCTTTATCTACATTTGCCATGATAAATGTCCTTTATTCAAAGGTTAATCAGTTTCCCCACGGGGGCCACCGAGTGATACACGGCTGTTTCTCTCTGGCCTAGTAATTTTCATACTAGAGTGAGCGTTCGATTTCATCAAATCGTTATCAGCCGCAGATATTTGATCTTGGGTTCGGCTAGAATAATATGCTCGACGTTCTTCGGCTGTTTCTTCGGGGATGCGTGCAAGCACCATCCCACCTGAACTAATGACTCCTGCTAACTGCCCGTCTTCAATATGACTAACGTGAAAGTCAGGATACTCGTCGGCTCTCACCAATTCATACCCTTCTCGTAACTTCGCAGTCACGTTCATCTTATCTTCAGCACCGGCTGTTTGCGTTCTGATCCAACGGTGTTTATAGCCCGGAGGAGCAGGGGGAGCATCAAGCCTAGAAGGAGGTGCCCATGGTTTACGTTGCGCAGTCGCTTCGCGGGTTTCAGTGTCGCGGCTTGTGCGTTTTAAAGATGGTACTTTATTTATAACGTCATCACTCATGGTGTTAGTCCTTCACATGTCTGGCATAGTCTTCAAGCGAAACTCCAAGTTTTTTGGCTATCGCAACCTGACTTGGGGTCAGCTTTACAGTGCGGCGTGCGTTGTTTACTCCCGATGAACGGGTTGCAGGTGCCACCGTTTGCACGGGACGGGACGACCTGTTGTTCTTTTGCGCAGGCTCATATTCCTGCGGAAACATTTGGCGCATGCGCCTATCAATCTCATCATAATACTCGTCCGACGTTGGGTCAAATCCCTCGTTACGGACCAGTTCGTTATGTATACCATATACAGTATGGGTCATAACGGTGTTTTTGCCAAACCACGGGTTGTTTTCGGCCCATTCTTCGGCCTTCACGTCCGGCTGGCGTGGCTGTCTTTGGAGGGGTTCTGGGTCAGGCTGACGCACTGGTTGCGGTTGACTCCGCTGGACGTTAATTTGTTCCCCTAGACGCTGTTGCTCGTAGACAATTGACGTAAGTCTTTGTTGTGCCTCGGTTTCTGTGTCAATATCACCCTCTTCCCGCGCTTTCCTAATGACTTGTTTTAACGCCATTATCTGGGTTTCGGTCCTATTTTGCGCCTCAGTCAGCTTTTCTGTACTCGCCCTGCGGCTCTGTTCTTGCAGGCTATGGTTCTCGTTCTGTACTTTTTTTGCATATTCCAATGCGGCTTCTTCGCGGCGCTGGGCCTCACGAAGTCTTGCCGTCATCTTGTCAATGCGCTTTTTTACCTTGACCGAATACTCGTCCAGTTCCTCTGACGTGCGCTCTTCCGCTCCTACCTGCTCTACAATTGGAGCCTCTTCCTGCGCCGAAAGTTTAGCGTTGCTACCGTCTTCGTTCATCTCAACGGTGGCTTCTTCCTCGTCGTCTCCAAGGTTAAATTCTAACTCTTCGTTTTCTGTAGCCATTTTCTTCACCTCACATGTGCAGAATATTTTCTGGGTCGCTAACTACCCCAAGAATTTCATCGTCGTTCAGTAGCCTGATCTCCCCACCATCAATCTGGATGCGAGAACCGGCATACCTACCAAAGATTATCCAATCACCTTCCTTGCACCACGGGCCGGTAGGGAACTTAGACTCATCCGCATACGCTAGATCACCCATTTTGAGTACATAACCTACATTAGTCGCCAGTTGTGTTCTCTTCTGGGTCTCGTCGGACAACATGATGCCACCTTTAGTGGTCTTAGCACCACGATAAGGCAAAATGGCAATACGCCAGCCGGTAGGGGAAGGAATCAGGTTTAATACGGAATCGGATAGCCCTTCTTGTGACACTTTTCCATCATCGGTATAAGCATCATCAAGAGACGGTTTCTTGTCTTTTTTGTCTTGCTCCCACTTTTGCTCAAGCGGGGTCAATTTAGCTTCTGCCATGTGCAATGGTCCTCTGGTTTAAAGTTCTTCTCGCCGATCAAGCTGTGTTT